TCAAAGGTGGCGGCCACAGTGTTTATGGTGTCAGGAAGAACGGGGGCACAGACGCTAGATTCAGGGAGAAATATGGACACATAGGGATGGGCGTGGGGGTGGATGGCAGTGAACTATTGGAGGGGTATCAAGTAACGACAGCAGACCCTTGCTACCTGACTGGGTATTTCACCAAAGAGATCACCATGTACACCAACGGGGTGGTTAACGACTTCGCTGATAATAAAGATTTCTATCAACCGCTAGACCCCATGCCGGGAGTAGAAGGGATAATCGTGGAGGCAGAGGCGTCTTTTGCTCAAGCAGGCAATAGGGTTCGCACAAGGGGCTCAACCGATATGGCCTTCACCAACAACAACATGGATCAGCATATGTTCCACTTTGTCCAATGCGATGCACTAGGTAGAACGGAGGGATTGATTGCATCGACCAGTATTGACTGGAACATCCTCGGCTACTGGGGGAAGCTATCCACCGCTGAAATCGTCGAGGTCACGTACCAAGTCAGCGCCAATGATCGAGACGGAGAAGAAATTGACGACACAACGTGGGATGAGGATGGGTGGGACTCGGACGGTATCCGTGTGGGGGACGACAGCGGAACAGATCACGATATGGGCATGGCTTGGACGGGGGTTGCGGTGCCTAAAGGCGCTAAGATATTATCGGCTACCATTGAGGTGTTTTGTAAGTGGGAGTCCAGCGTAGGCATCAATCCCCAGACATTAATGTACGGCTTCGCTGTCGATGATCTCGCTGCCTTCGGAGCATCTAACCGTCCCTCACAGATAGCACAGACAACGGCGTTCGTTGACCAGAAATATGACGGCGAGGAAGATTACCGGGATGAGGAGTTTGTTCCCTTGTATGATGCTGCTGATCTTATTCAAGAAATAGTGGACAGAGATGGATGGGTATCGGGTAATGCTCTAGGTGTAGTCTGGAAGGAGAATGGGTCTCCTAGCAGCTACCGGTGGCAATTACAAACCTACAACCGCAGCACAAGCCAAGCAGCGAAGATCACGATCAACTATATTGTACTGGGTGGGATACCGCACACGATCAGGAATCAATATAATTTTAGACAAATGCCAGCATTATTAACGAGGTGATTTATGGGTAGAATGTACACAACTAAATTTGCAGACGTTGCAGTATCAGCGCTCCAGGATTTATTTGAGATATTAGCACCATCCAACGCGGTCATAATTGTTCACGAATGGTCTATATTACAAAATTCTGATGTAAGTGACGCGGAGGATGAAGTACTACGTATTGAAACGGTGCGTGGAGATGGCACCGTTACCAGCGGATCGGGGGGCTCTACGGACACCCCGCAGCCAATTGATAATGGTGATGCGGCATCCGGCGCTACCGTAGAAACAAACAATACGACCCGCATGGTCGTGGGAACCGGTGTCCTCGATGTCGGCCCTCAGTATGGGTGGAATGTGCGCATTGGTCTTGAAAAGATTTACACGCCGGAAACACGACCTATAATTACGCCATCGGACAGATGGACACTTTCGTTAGATGACACACCTGCGGATGAAATAACTATGAGTGGATCAATTACTTTTGAAGAGATTGGGGGCTAGGGGCCCAATAAATGGCTAGCATTTATCGTCGAAGGTTTGATTATGCTATACACACTCGGCGTAAGAAAATTACGCTTGGGTCGTCGGGCGTGTCTGTTGATGTTCAGATACCTTCGGTTGATTTAATATTATCTACTTTCTCTCCGACGGTTGAACAGACTACCAGTGAAAGCGAAAATCCTGCCTCATTTAATTTAACGATATCGACTTTTGCTCCAGCGGTAGAGCACACCACTAGTGAAAGTGATTCCATACCAGGATTCAATTTAACGCTATCGACTTTCGCACCGTCAGTTGAACAGACTACTAATGAAAATGAGATCCCTTCTGCATTTAATTTAACGATATCAACTTTTGCTCCGACGGTTGAACAGACTACTGTTGAAAGTGACGTAATACCAGGGTTTAATTTAACGCTATCTACATTTGCTCCATCGGTTGAACAGACTACTGGTGAAAATGAGATCCCTTCTGCATTTAATTTAACGATATCAACGTCCGCCCCGGTAATTGAACACACCACCAGTGAAAGCGAAAATCCTGCCTCATTTAATTTAGCGATATCAACTTTTGCTCCGACGGTTGAACATACTACCAATGAAAGTGATTCCATACCGGGATTTAATTTAGCGATATCAACCTTTGCCCCGACGGTTGAGCACACTACCGGTGAAAGCGATTTAATACCGGGCTTCAACTTAATATTATCTACTTTCGCCCCGACGGTTGAGCAGACCACTGTTGAAAGTGACGTAATACCAGGATTTAATTTAACGATATCTACTGCCGCCCCGGTAGTTGAACACACCACTTCTGAAAGTGATTCCATACCAGGATTTAATTTAGCAATTAGTGCCACTGCTCCATCGGTTGAACACACCACTAGTGAAAGTGACATAATACCGGGGTTCAATTTAGCAATTAGTACCACTGCCCCGGTAGTCGAATTATCCACTAGTGAAAGTGATATAATACCGGGGTTCAATTTAGCGATATCCACTTTCGCCCCAACGGTAGAACATACCACTGCCGAAAGTGACGTAATACCAGAATTTAATTTGATTATATCTACCGCAGCACCTAGTGTTGCAGTAACTAATCATATCAGTTTTGAGGTCCCTGCTGCGAACCTTACTCTAGCGACTGTTGCTCCTTCAGTCGGGACGGGTATAGGGGTACCAGCAGTGGACCTCAATCTATCCACCCTCGCCCCAACGGTAGAACACACCACTAATGAAAGTGATGTGATACCGTCGGCGAATTTAATAATCAGTACATTTACCCCCGCAGTTGAACATACCACTAATGAGGATGAATCACCGGTAAGCTTTGATTTAACGATATCTACATTTGCTCCAGCAGTAGAACACACTACCAGTGAAAGTGATATAATACCGGGATTTGATTTAACGATATCTACATTTGCTCCGGCAGTAGAACACACCACTAATGAAAGTGATGTAATACCATCGGCGAATTTAGCTATATCGACCTCCGCACCGTCGGTTGAACACACTACCAGTGAAAACAAGGTAATCCCGCCCTTTGATTTAACATTATCCACTTCCGTCCCTAAAGTTGGTGGGAGTGTGGATGCAGACATCCCATCCAGTGACCTGACGATTAGTACGACCGCCCCGACAGTTGAACAGACCACTGTTGAGAGCGATGTAATACCGGGCTTCAATTTAACGATATCCACTGCCGCTCCGGTAGTTGAGCACACCACTAACGAGATCGAAAGTCCTGCTTCATTTGATTTAACATTATCTACATTCGCACCGTTAATCGAACAGACCACTGATGAGAGTGATGTAATACCATCGGCTAATTTAATAATTTCCACTGCCGCACCATTAGTTGAACAGACTACTAATGAAAGTGATATAATCCCATCGGCGAATTTAATAATATCGACCTTCGCACCGTCAGTTGAACACACTGATACAGAAAGTGATATAATACCTGGGTTTAATTTAGCATTATCTACTTTCGCCCCGTCAGTTGAACACACTACTAATGAGAGTGACGTAGTACCATCGATTAATTTGGTGATATCCACTACCGCACCTGTAGTAGGACAAACAACTAATGAGATTGAAACCCCTACCGCATTCAATCTAGAGATCAGTACGTTTGCCCCATCAGTCGAACATACTACCGATGAGAGCGATGTAATACCGGGCTTCAATTTAACGATATCCACTGCCGCCCCAACGGTAGAGCATACCACCAACGAGATTGAAAGTCCCGCTTCATTTAATTTAGTATTATCAACTTTCGCTCCGACGATTGAACACACTACACATCGTGATATTGAGATTCCGTCAGTAGATATATCATTATCGACTTTTGCACCAGAGGTAATTACCGATCGGGATTGGGATATTGAGATTCCATCGGTAGATATATCATTGTCGACCATTGCGCCTTTGGTGGGCGTCACTGATAATACCTTTATAGATGTCCCATCAGCTAACCTAAGTATATTGACGTCAGTGCCGGAAGTATCTAGTATTAGAGTATTGGATGTATTCACGGTATTATCCACTAATCTTCTAGATTCCACATTAGCATCTAATGACACTGATTCATCTCTTGATTCCGTCGACCCAGATGCATCCCTGGATTCTGTTGACCTGGATTCTACATTGGCGTCTGATGGTATTGATTCGTCCCTTGATTCCACTGACCTGGATTCAACGGTGACATCGAACGATTTAGGTTCATCTAAAAGTTCTATTGACCTGGATTCAACGGCGGTGTCTAATAGTTTAGACTCACCTAAAAACTCCAATAGTTTAGACTCATCCTTAACATCCAATCGATTAGGCCGATTGAAAAACACAGGTACTTAATAATGGCTGCTATATTTACAACTCAACAGATAATTGGCTCGTATATCTTAGGTGAGCTCCCGAAGGCTTTGCAAATAACTTTTAAAGATGATTCAGATGTGGTTATCGATCTAACGGGATTTACGGCTAAATTTGAAATAGTTAGGTTAGATGGAACTGATCCAGGTAATTTAGGGCAAGGAACCCCCTCAATCGTTACGGAGGCCAGTGGATTGACACAATATATCTGGCATGCAAATGATCTATTGACTGTTGGGATGTACCGGGGTATAATGTGGGTTGGGGATGGTACAAACCGCTATGGTTCCGATTTTTTTGAGTGGTTCGTGAGAGATTCACTTACCACCGTACCGAGTATTTAGATATGGCCGTTAATGACTTTTTAGACATGATGCCAGCGACTATTATACATAGTCCATTTGTGAGTCGAGATTCATATGGTCAACCTACATATGGTAGCTCCACTAATTATAGAGCCAGGATTGTTTACAAGGATACTATAATCCGTGGTGTTGATGGCTCTGAATTGGTATCTAGACAACAATGTTGGGTAAATGGCACCCCTTCCATAAGACCCACTGACAAAGTTACCCTCCCTGATGGGACCTCCCCCCCTATATTCAATGTTGAAAAATTCAGCGATGAATCTGGTGATCACCACGTTAAAATATTCTTCGGGCAGGAGGTCATATGACAACTATCTCCATGAATATCAAGGGCCTCAAGCAATTGAGGAGCGACATGCGAAAGTATGGGGTTAGAGCAGATAAAGCTGTGGTGCAATCCCTGAAAGACGAAGCCGAGGGTATTTTGAAACAAAGCCAGGAATTGGTTCCGGTTGATACCGGTGCATTAAGAGATTCCGGAAGAGTGGTTGGTCCCAGGAAAAGATCAGTTACCATCGAATATGGTGATGATAAAGTTAATTATGCCGCTGCGGTCCATGAAATTTTAGATGCTTTCCATCCCTCAGGTATGGCTAAATTTTTAGAAATACCCGCTAGAAGGGCCTTGGTTGGTATGGGCAAGCGCATGGCCAAGGATGTTAGGAATGCCGTGGGAGGTAAGAAATGAGTATTCTAGATGATATAGGTGCTAAGTTGGTCACCGATTTGGTGGTAGAGGGGGTCACTGGTTGGACCCTAGCTAAATCCTATATGCCGCCCACACCTGATCAGGTCATCGGGATATTTGAAACAGGCGGGATCATACCTGATCAAACTGAAGGGATTTCATATGAATACCCAACATTCCAAGTCAGATGCAGGGGATTGTCTTTTGGGTACGAAGCCACTCGGATAAAAATACAAGAAGTTTTCGACAGTTTAAATAATTCTACGGTGTCTGGGTATATTTACATCTATCCTAATGAATCTGGGCCCATCCTATTGAAATATGATCATGATGATAATCGACCGGAACTGGCATGGAACTTTACGACGATGAAAGGGTAATATATATCGCTGGCGGTGGTCCTTCATTGAAGGGCTATAACTGGGATCTATTGAAAGGAAAACGGATTATTGCCATTAACAGGGCATATGAGGTTATACCTTGGGCCGAGATAGTTTATTTTTCCGATGTCAGATTTTTTGATTGGCATAAAGAAGGCCTATTAAAGCATGCCGGTATTAAAGCATCGGGCAATAAACATGTTGATCACCCTGAAGTGGAAAAATACAAATTTACTGGTTGCAAAGGAATCGATTTAGGTCACATGAAATTGAAACATGGGAATAATTCCGGATATGCAGCGATGAATTTGGCGGTTCATTTAGGTGCTAGAATGATTGTGTTACTTGGATTCGACATGAAATTCAGTAAGACTAACACAGCTAATTGGCATAACGGGTACCCGGTTGCCAGCAGATTAACGCAGTATGAGAAAATGCTGCCATATTTTGAATCAATGCGTGAAGCCTTGGATGAAAGAGGTATATCAGCATTAAATGCGTGTGAAGACTCAGCAATAAATGTATTCTATAGAACACCTCTTGATAAGGCACACTTAGTGAGAATATGATGATAGATCAATATAAAATAATGCATCGCAACCCGAAAAGATTCCCTGGATTTTCTATAAAATTCCATATTGAAGACAT